TGTCATAATCCCACGGAAACACGCCCTTCCATGCTTCCAGGAACGCTTCAGCATTAGGAGCCTCAAACTCAATAGGATCCTCACTGATCTTTAATAAATACTTAGGCATTTGCCCCTCCTTTGGTTGTTTCATATAACTTAGTGCAAAGATTGCAAACAATCAAGGGAAATATGATATAAAATTTTTTTTTAAAATTTTTTGGGAGTTGTTTGTGGGGAACTTGGCGCAACGTATCGCCCTGTCAAGCTGACAGAAAAGGGGGGGACGATACCCGTCCCGTCCCGATTTTGTCACATATTGCCAAGGCATAGGGTACCTTGGTTGCAACCATTGCGTTAATCGCCCGTAGGGCTGCGCCTATGGCGTACAATTGTTCAGCTACTGGTAACCTACCACAAAAAAAAAGAGGCGCTGCAAGCGCCTCTAATCGCGTTGTTGTGTAATGCGCTAGTTTAGCGCATTACGTCTGCTGTTTAGATATTCATAGGTTTGATCGTCCAACCCTGCAAAGATTGACGCAATGCCAAGACGGTTTTCGGGAAGCAATGCGGCTTCGCCTTCAATGGTGCGCGTCACTGATTGGATCGCCTCATATCCATTAAGGTCATGATTGCCTTGGCTGTCACCGTATGAATGACCATAGGCTTGCATGTTGTGGCAGATGATTGCATCGTCACCATGTTGCGCGCGCATCTCTGAAACTCTAGCGCGAATGGTTCCGGCATCCCATCCGGTTACGCTTGATATATCGGCAACGGTTGAGCCGCCATCGCGCCGGATTGTTTCCCACATCATGCCAATTCGTGAACCGTTGCGGTATGGCTGATCAGGCGTTGATACGGTGACGGTGCGGTTGGCGGCATAATCAATGCGGTTGGCATCGCTATGCCTAAACATGGCATCAATAAGCAGGCACCATGCCTCAAGCTTGGCAATCTCTAATGTGGCTTGGTGTTGGCGGAATTCAATGGTGCCAACCCTTGCCCATGTATCAAGAGACACTGCCGCAAATTTTCTGCCTAGTATTTGGTTTAATTCATTCGCGCTTGTCGCATTGTTGAATTCGTCATGGTTGCGCCCATCGTCACCAATGCGTCTGATAGAATGACAAAACCGCGCTTGGCATCCATTCTCGCGCCGTGATGGTGGCAATAGTAAATCAACATCGTTTTGCTGATTGGCATAACGTACAATCACATCTTTAACTAATGCCATTGGCATAACGTCATGACATTGATCATCAACCGGCATAAAAAACGCGCCGGTTGTTGCCATTGTGCCTTTGGAATGCGTCCAATAGTAAGCCGGTGACATATCTTTAACCGCACGGTTGCCAATGTGGACATGTAAACCGCAACCTTTTTTAGATACCTTGCCGCCATTGGTTTCAATAAATTGCATAACCGCGCTTATATCATCCATTGCGCCACCTGCCCCATGCGCTGGCATTGGCGGAAAGACAATTTCCACATCAACATTGGCGGAACCGTCATATTTTACCAACAACCAATCAAAACCGGCATCACTCAAAAGCGAACGCCATTGATCAATTGAGCGGAATAAACCGCGCTTATTATGGAATTCTAATTCAACGCCAGCAGTCAAAAAGCTTGTGTTTGTTAAGTAAGCCATTGTTTTCATTACCTTTTTTCTGTTTTTGTGGACGCACGTTTGCGCCACTTCCTAAGTAGTAATCGCAATCACTGCATAAGTAAACACAAAAATAACAATTGTTCGCATTTTTTTATTATTGATCGGGAGGGCGGGTGTGTGCGCGTGAAAGAAAGGAGGACCAGTTACTGGCAGCGACAGCTAACCCCGACCCCGAAGCCCGATCCCCGATCCGATTCAACCCGAACAATTGTTCTGGTTATGCCCCGGCTCCGCCTGGGACTGGGCAAAAAAAATGGGCCGCAGCACCCGGCTGCAGCCCAGTATAACCCGAACAATTTATATCCATATCCGTTGATCCTCCTCAAATCCCGCGTTGTCCCGTGCATTGAATAGCTCGGAAGTATCCAGACCGAAGTCCCGATAACCGTCAAGAATAGTATCAAAGTATTGACGGCTGGGGCTGTATGTACCCGATGAGTTCATCCGATAGGTAAGCATCCCGTTGATCTCTACCTTGCGGTAGAGTCCCGAACTCACGCCCTCGTACCGATCAAGTGCGGCCTCGTCTGCTTCTTCAATGCGCCAGATGCCTACGGGCAAAAGATCTTGCTCGTCCCCGTGTTCTATGTCAGCCACACCCCGAAAGACTAGCCTCCAATTCGGAAAATACGCAGACCCCAACGCCTTGGCGGCGGGGCTACGAAGTGCCATCTGGCTCTTGTTCAAGTTAGAGCCATAGGCGAAATATAGTTTACTCATTTGTCTACCTCCATTCATCAACAACCTGTTCGCCTACGATATAAGCGTACATGTTCACCAGCTTCTCGGGGCTGGACAGGTCAGTTGTTACCTCACCAAAGTTGTCTTGCTCGTATTCTTTGATAGTTTCTATGATCTTGAATACTTGGTCACCCATCCACTCAATCGCTTTGTGCGTTCCAATAATGTAGTAATCCATATTGAATGCGTGGTGATGCCAATCGTCCTTGTTGTCTTTTAGCCACTCAGCGTCCTGCTCTTTCATCCAGTCTACAAAGTGTTCTTTTATTTCTTCATACTTGTAAGTCATGGCGTTTGCCCTCCTTCTGTACTTATATATATAGCAATCATTGCACACGCTGTCAACAGGAAAAGAAAGAAAAAAAGAATTTTTTTTCAGCAGGTGCCGGGCCGCAGCAGCGCAGCGGCTGCAGCGAACAACCAGAACAATTGTACTGGTTAGCGCCGGGGGCCGCAGCACGGACAAAAAAATACCCGGCTCTCGCCGGGTCAGGTAATGAAAATTTTACGAGTTGCCTCCTAGAGCTACATCATCTCCAAAAATTTTGTCCACGCAAGAGCAGTGGCCTCTTTCATGGTGTAACCGATTTCTACAAAATCATCGGTTACTTCTTCAATCCACATTTTTGCTTCTTGTTCAGTCATCTTGCCCTCCTGTTTAAGTGCAGCCAGCGGAGGTATGGACGTATCCATATAAACCCTTTATCCGCTGACCTAGCCACAATTACAATAACCTAACGGCGTTATACTTTTGGCTTACTTATTATATATAGCAATCACTGCAACACCTGTCAACAACAAAAAGCACAAAAAAATAAAAAAGTATCATTTGGTACAAAACCGCTGACAACTGGGACGGCAAAAACAACACGAACAATTGTACTGATTACTGGGGACCTGCCAGGGGCAGCAGCAACTGGGTGCCGGGGACTGAAAGGAGTTCCTGCCGGGGACCAGTAGCCCGATCCCGAACAATTGTACTATTACCGAACAAAAAGCCCCGGCAGCACGAGGCCACCGGGGGTAGTTTTCCAAGGGAGGAGAGGACAGGATGACCCCGATTCAGCCCCGATGTCAAGCCCGACCCCGATCAAACCCCGATCCCGATGCCCCGATCAGCAGCCCGATGACCCCGAACCCGAACAATTCTACTGGTATAGGCCCGGAAAGCCCGATGGTCGCCGCCCCCTCCCCCCGCACGGGGTGTTTTATGGGAATATCTGGGCTATCCGCTATCTTCCGCTATATCTTGTGGGTCATGCTCAATAATACCCATATCTGGTGTTACATTTACCATACGAGACTCAGCCAAACGCTTAAAGTCTGCCAATTTGTTCGCAATATCCTGCTTTGTGTTCGCTGTAATCTCCTCTTTGACAACGTGCTGCTTGTTGATCAGTAGTCCCGCAGCCTTCAACCGCAGTTCCTCTGCCCTCAACGCATCGCTGAACTTCCCCATTTCCCACGCCTGATCCCTGATCTTCTTTAGATCCCGAATAGACTTGTCGATTGTTACCCCGAAACGAGCCTGTGTCTCCAGTCTCATCTCCTGTAGGCGTTCCGCTACAACTGGGTTACGCAACAGCCTCACAGCTTGCACTGTGGGGTTTTTATACCCTGCCTGACGAGCCGCTTCGGTCTGTGTCATATCCTTGTGCAGATACATATCCAGAAACTGTTGCTGCTGGGGTGTTAATCTTTTGTGTCCAGCAAGCCGCTGTTCCTTGGGTAGATCTTCTCCGACATTCGGCATTACGCCCTCCTAAGTAGAACAATTCTTCGGGTTGCATTTGGCAGCAACCACACGTTACAGGGTATAGGTTTGTTTATACCTATACCCCTATGTAATAGGGA